CAATAACATAATAACTAAGTATTTCACTACCCGTTTTCTTGTTCTTTTGGTTGTGGTTTGTTAGCCATAGTTCGTGCAACTGATTCCGCACTGCGGCCTACAACATACCCACCAAGGCCAATTTGAAGAAGTGTCCAAACATCACCTGGTAATTGAATTGTTATAGAAGCTTTAAAAAAGAATAAGATTACAGGTCCTAATACATAATTCCATACTAATATAAAAATTAATACATACATTAAAAGAGGCCTCCAGCTCGATGCGAACCAGCCCGCTTTGGCCTCTGCCTCAATAATTTTTGCTGCAGCAGTTAACTCTTGAGTATGCGACTGCATTAATTGAGTTTGTAAATCAGCTTTTAACTTTGCTTGTAAGTCTTTATCAGGTACAGATTTTTCAATTGTACTAAATAATATTTTAGCTAGTGGTGCAATTGCATTTAACATAGACACTATATTACAACTTTTTTAATGATTTATCTACTGGTGGAATTTGTGGCATAGGACCTTTTAATGGAGGTGGTCCAAATCGCTTACCTAGCTTTGGTTCTTTTTCTTTCTTAATCATCTTTTGTTTTGTTTCTCTCTAGCTAATTGAATTTTTTCTTTAGCGATATTTAATCTATCATAAGATTGTTTATCTTTAATTTCCAGTTCCTGTTGCTTCATTAAAGTATCAACTTTAAATTGAGAAGCGTTTAAAGCATTGTCTGTAGAAATATTAGTTTGTTTAATTTGTAAGTCCATTGCTCTAAGATCTAACTCTCTTTGTTTCAATGCAACTAATGGATCTATTTGTTGTTCACCCGAAGCTTCTGCTTGTTGTAGTTGTGCAGTAAGTTCTACAGTACGTTGAGCAATTGCTCCATTCATTTTAATTGTAAACATTTCTGGATTCTCTTGTGCTAACATTTGATCTTCTGGATTCATTGCCATTGCTTCAACAACCTCTTGTGAAGCTTTTTGTGAAATGTGTTCTGAGATATGTCCTTGTAGTAATGCATATACCGCAGGATTAATTTGTACCATTCTTGTTTTAATAAATAATGAGTGAGCTGTTATATGTGCATCATGATCTTGTTCTGGAAAAGCAGTTGGCATTTTCATTTGTAATGCTTCCATGTTTTCAATAGCAGGATCTTTTGGAATCTTTAAAACTTCTGGTTTTAATAACTCTTCAATGTTCTGAGTTCCTAATGCTTGATACACTCTTCTGTAAGCTTCTTTAATATCATGTAGTTCTGGAGCAGACATTGCAATCTTTAATGTTTCATTAGCAAGAGTTACTCTTTGTGATAATGAAGATATGTTTGGATCTGCAACTGGTATTACATCTACTCTGTCATCAAAGTCTGTAAGTTTTACAAAACGATCTCCACCATAAACTGCATATGGATATACAGGAGGTAAGTACGTTGCAAATATTTTATGTAACAATCTAAATTCAGTTCTCATAGAATAATAACAACGCTTATGTATAGCTGACATTACTCTTGAGCCTCTTTCTAATAATGCAATAGTAGTTCCAACAGCAGCTTGTTGATTACCATCTCCAACTTGAATATCTGCGATTGCTGCAAAACGTTGTCCTGCTTCAACACAGAAACCCATTAATTGAAATAGAGTTGGGCTAGGTTCTTTAAATGGAAGTAATTGGAATTGATCTTTAATGTTTCCGCCTGGTGCATCTACATCTCTAAACTCACCTGGTTGGAATGGTTGATCGTCATCTCTAATTCTTAAACCTCTAGCTTTAAATCCAGCTGGCAAATTTGCTAATGTTCCAGCATCTAATAATTGTCTTAGAGCTTGAGTTGCTGATCTAGATAATCCACCAATCATGTGAATTAAACCAAACCCATAGAATCCTAAACCTGGTAAAAATTTAAAGTGTACAAAGTAATCTTTTCTAATCTTTAATGGATCTTTCTCATCATAGTTCCTATAGATAGATAATATTTTTTGTGACCCTTCATCTAAAGTTACAATATATGGAATCTTAATATTTTTATCTTTATCATTAGAAGTCTTTTCAAATTCTTCTAAATCTAAATCTACATGCATCTCCAATATATTAAATTGGAAATCTATATTATTACCTGGAGATTGAGTACCTTCTAATTGATTATACTTCTTTTGAATATCACTCTCATTAGGATTTGTTTCTTGTAATTCTATATCTCTATAAAAACCAGCTTCTTGTTTTTTAAGAATATCATTCTCTGACATTTTAACAATGTGGGTAATTCTTTCACAATCTTTTAAATCTGTTGCATAATAAGGAACTACTAAATCTTCTGCAGGTACAAATTTAGATACTGCACGCCCCATCATTTCATCATAGTAAATTTTTTTAAATGCAGATCCTGCAAGTGGTAAATAAAATAATAACTGATCAAACTCTGGAGTATATTCTTCCATCTTCTCCATTAACATATAGTTCATAAAATCTTCTACACGTTGTGCTTGATTCTCAACTTCTTGATCATCTGCTCCAATGACTTGTGTTCTTACAGGTCCTGAAGATGGTAATAATTCTTTATAAGCTTGTGCTTGAAATTGTGTAACTGCTTCTGCAAGTAATGGATGAGTTACGCCTGATGCTCCTTGGAAAGGTCTTGTTTGATCTTTGTATCTAAATCCTAATAAATCTAAACCACTTACATAACCTTGTTCCCAATCTTGTCTAGATTCTTTATCTCGTTTGTAATCACTTAGTAATGTATAAGAAATTTTATCTAACATTCTATCATCCATGTCTTCTGCAAGATTACGATAGAAATCTTCTTTAGGTTCCTCCATTACAGGAGTTTCCTGTCCTTCAACTTGAATATCTACAGGTTCTGCTGGAACAGACATATCCGTTTGTACAACGGAAGGATCTATTTCTCCTATTGGATTATTGTCTTCAATTGCCATACAAATCTTTTATATTAAATTACACTAATGTAAAGTTAATACATCTTGGTTTTTTTACGTCTATCACTCATTACTTTGCCACAACCTTTAGCAATAAATTTACCTTTAGCTGCACCCATATAATTCAAATGAGGTTGATCCATTAATCCACCGTCTTGTTGATATTGCACCAACATAGAATCATCAGGTGACATTATACTTTCATCAAGTTGTCTTGTAGTTCCTTTACCATACATTGTTTCTGCAGTTATAGGAGGCCTATCTGGTTGATCATAAAAACCTGGTTTAAATTCGTTACGTTCTAAATAAGGATCTGGTGCTTCTTTCACAGCAGCAGCGTCTAATGTTTTTCTTCTTCTTGCTCTTCTATAAGATTGTTCAGGATTACTTTTAATTTTTTCAGCCATTAAAATATACCTTTAAATTTTGTACCTCTAATCGCTATACCTTGTCCACGGACCATGCCGCCTTTGCTTTTCATTTCTATACCTGAACCTCTATTAGCAATACCATCACTCATCATGCCACCACCCATTCTTTTTTCTATACCCATTCCTTTTCTAGAAACACCATCACTCATCATGCCGCCACCCATTTTCTTTTTGGCTCTTTTTGCAATATCTTTTTCTCTTCTCTCTTTTGGAGTTATTGATTTTTCTTTCATTGGAGGAACTCTTCTAGCAACTTCTTCAGCATAATCTAAATCTATTTCTGAAAATCTATCATCAGATGACATACCTTCAGATCCCATAGCTTCAGGTGCTGCTTGTGCTCCTAGTCCTCCCATTAAACTTGGAGACTGAGCTTCTTCTATCATCATACCTTCTCGTGCTTTAATTTTTTTATTTTTTGACATACCAGCTTCTGATAATGCAATAGCAATTGCTTGTTTAGGGTTGGTAACCTTCTTATCTGATTTACCTGATTTTAATTTACCCGCTTTAAATTCTTTCATAACTTTACTAACTTTTTTTGATTTTTTCATAATTATCTCCTAATAATATTTATATTCTTTTGGTGGACGCTCTTCTTCCACATAATCCATATATGTACTGACAAAGCTTCCTTGTCGGTATCTTAACACGGCTTGAGTAGTACTGTCCACATAA